CCCGCCGTTTCCTCCTGCCGGTGCCACGCCTCCCACTGGTCCCTGCTTAGGATTGCCTTGCTGTCCACCGTTACCTCCTTGCTGTTGCGAATCTTGCGTTTGCTGGAACAACTTGCTGTAGCTGTCAACCGCGCCCATTAGTTGGTCCTGGTACTGCTTTGCGGCCTTCAATTCCTGATCCATCAGCGCCAACATCTTGCTGTCGGCAGGTACGCCGGCCTCGGCGCGCAGCTTCATGGCTGAAGCCTCCAGCTGCATAACCTTGGCTTGGTTCAGGCGTGCGTCCTGCATGAGTTCGAGTTGGTGCCTGCGGTCGCCGGATTCCAGTTTCGCCTTCTCGGTCTGCGCTTTAAGCTGCGCGACCTGAAGTTGAACAGGCGGCTGCGGTTGTGCGGCGCCGGGAGATCCTGGTTTCGGGAAAATCTCGTCGATGTTCGGCACTTCCATCGCGTCTAGTACGCGACGCTCCACAGCGTAGCGGTTGTAGCCAGGCAGGCTTCCCGCCATCTGGCGGACTTGCATGTCGCGGGCGAGGAGCTTCTCGCGGGAGGCGATAGACGGGTCTGCTGCTGGCACGATTGCTTTGTTGGACTCGAAATAGTCGGTCCAAAGGGCGACGCCGCCCTGTCCTGATTCATCTGCATACTCAAACTTTCCTGTGATCGGTTTTGCAAGGTAGTTCAGGCGGTAGACGAGCCTGAATTCCTTTTTCATTGCGCGATATGTGCGCTTGTAGATGCCGTTAAAGACCTTTTCGCCCTGGTCGATCACCGCTTGCGTCGTGCCCACTTTCTGGTTTTGACCAGGGTTCTGGCCGGTAGCAGCGTCGGTAGCCATACCAATACGGCTGCCCCAATCGATAAGCAGATTGAGAAGCTGGAACAGGACGGGGGACGGCTCCTTAGTCGGCAACGGCATAATGCCGTTCTTCAGATCGCCGGCGGTCGAGTCCGTACGTTTCCATTCCTGCGGTCGGAACGAGTATTCGCCGCCGCGCACGCGCACGCCGCGCGCGAGGAAGCCGCCGCCCAGGCTGTTCATCACGCCCGAATCGATGAGGATATTCATCAGCGAGTCAATGGCGTGGTTTGTGGCGCCGAGCAGCATCCCAAAGCCCATACCGTAGATCGAACCGTCTGGTGCGGGGATAAATTCGTACTTCGTGAAATAGTGTTCGGGTTCGATGCGCAGAATCACTCCGGCGTCATCGCGCTCCACCTTGTCTTCGTAGAAGCGCGCCACCAGGCGGTACAGAACGCCGTCGTCTTCGCGCACGAAAGCGATGTAGGGCTCGCGCAGGCCGTCGCCGTCCAGGTCCAGCCAGAGGTGTTGTTCCAGGAAAAGAATCGGCGTGTCCTGGTCAACCGCTGCGGGTTGGATTCCGTTAATGTCGTTTTCCGCCTGCTGGATCGGCCCCGTCGGCATGATCTCGCGCGGCGACGGAATCATGCCGTCTTCGCTTTCGTTCTCCGGCTTGCAGAAGAGTCCGCGCCGGACGCGCTCCTCCACTTCGTCTTGTGACAGCCCGATCACGTGCGTCAGGCGCGGCGCGAGCTCCAGCGACTTGGCGTGGTACGGGATCACCAAGTCCTTCGGCATCACCAGTTCACTACGCACAGCGTGGAGCGATGACGAGTTAAACGTCTTCTTAAACGAGCACCCCATGATCGCTTGCACGATCAGAGCCTTGTCTGTGCTGTCCTCAAACTGCGTGTCCTCTTCCATGAGTTGGAACGACATGTGATCTGAGACACGCTTGGCGCGGGCCGATTTCGTGCCCTGCGGATCTTCGCCTATAACGCGACAACTAACAGGGTTGCTGCCGCGCACCAAAGCAGGATAGGCACGAGCATGATACTGAAGTGCAGCAATCGTGAGTAGGGGGAAACGAACGTTCGACGCACCCGGCCACGGGAAGGACTTTTCTTCCGCAAGTTGCATAACAAGCTTTTCCGCATCCGCATAACGAGACTCCCATTCATACCGCGATTGTTTGTCGTTCTCGTAATTCTGGCGGATGGTTTCGCCGATCAGTTTTGCGTCGTCGTCGTCCAGGTTCTCGCAAAGATTGTTGGAGTTAACGATCGTGTCGAACGCGAGATGTTTTTGGAAATGCATTTTACTGTTCCTCGCCGACGATCACGCCGGTGTTGCGCTCAACTTGCACGACTCGATCGTCATATAAAACTTCGAGTCCCGGATCTTTCTCACAGGTTACGTCGAGAATCTGGCCGACGTTGTCTTGCAGCCATTGTTCGATCGCGTTCATGAAACCTTCACTCGGGTCGAACGCACGAGCGGTTAGAATACGGACTTCCTTACCTTCTGATAGCCAAAGCTTAACGCGATCGACCATTGCGGGGATCGGCTCGCCAATATGTGTGTCGTCATCGCTGTGCGTGGTTTGCGCCAGCGTGCCGTCGAGATCGACGCCGATCCAGCTTGTGTAGCCGTCGCGCATATCAGTATCCGGTAACAGGGTTTCGACCTTGGCCGCCGGTATCGCGCGACTTCTCGGCCCGCCATTCGTCTTCCTCGACTTCGTCTTCGGTCGGAGGCGTGATTATCTCATCCAACGCCAACCCGAACTGCGACATGGTGTCGACAAAGTCATCGTGGCCGCCGCGCGGGAACTGAAGCATTTCCTGCTCAATGTCGTCGTACCAATCAGCGGACTTGTCAAAACGCACGCGCCGAGCCTTCATCCGCGCTTGAATCGACTTCGCCCGCGTGACCTTGTCCTTGCTCGGGACCATCAGGTGCATATTCAAAAAGCAATTGCGCCTGGCCATCTCTTCATTCAGGTAGGGGCCGATCGCTTTTAGAATTGTGCCGGATTCTACGAACCACAGTTCGGGTTCGTACTCCTCATGGGCCGCGAACATGTTATCGACCAGGGTTTTCGGGTCCCATCGGCCCTTTCGAACGTCGATCACATCGAGATTTTGCTCGGGGTCCAGCGTCGCAAGACTGATCACCGAACGGTCAGCCGACGTACGCGTCGAGACGGCAAAGTCAACCGAAGCGTAGAAGTTGACCGGGCGGCGACCCGGATTCGTCTCCCAGTCTCGATAATGCTGGAACGGGATGTCGATCATGTCCTCGCGATCGAAGAACGCGTTCCCTTCCGCGATCGGGGTGTTCAACATCTCCTGGGCGTAGGCGTCCGACTTGCCCGCGTTGATCGCGAGCTGGCGCTCCGCGCGTAAATCAGCCTCTGGCCACTTCTCCGGCCACAGAATATCCGAGAAGTCATCGAAGGCGTGATGCGCGGACCAGAGGTGGCTAGTCCACGACTTATCCGACATCAGGCGCATCAGCAGCGAATTGAAAGCCATGATCGTGCCGACGATCCTGAACAGGCAGTCCTTCGAGCCGACGTGCAGCACCGCCTTGTAGAACCAGTCGATAAATTTGCGCAGGCGTTCTGGGTTCGACACGATCTCTTCGAATTCTAGATCGTCGCCCAAGACCAGGTTCGGTCGCTTGCCCCGCCACTTCATACCGCGCAAGCGCTGTTCACTGCCCCGCGCAAGGACGCGCACCTGATACCCGTCATTAAATTCCAGGATGATCTCGGTGTCCGTGTCTTTCACAAATTCCCGGAATCCGAAGTCGCGGCGCAGTTCTTCGTTCTCGTGAAACTCGTTCTTGATCTCCTTCAACTGCGAGACCGCCTGCCCTTCCGAGTCTGAGAGGATCAGAACGTGATCGCGGAACCGGAAGCAGATTGCCGCCAGTGCAAACGTCAAGGTGATCGCGCTTGACTTCGCGTGGTGGCGCGGCGCCGCCCAGGCGCAGTGCTTGAACGCTTCGTTGCAAGCCTCTTCCCACATCGTCTTGTGGAAGGGCGCCGACTGGCTCGCGCCGTCGAACCCCTGCATCAAGTAATGCTTTTGAAAGCCTTCAATAAGGGCGACATCGAGCGCGCCCTTCGCTTTCGCGGCCGGCGGCTTCTGTGCGGTCTTCGCGGCGGTCAACCCTGTTCCTCGCCTAACGCTGCGCGCGCTGCGGCGATGTTGAGGATTCCGATTGCCCGCGCCGTGTCGCACGGCTTGCCGCACGTGCGCCGAGTAATCGAACCGTCGTCCCTTTCCAGCACCATGAAGATATTGCGCAGGGGCTCGAAGTCTTCCTCTTCCAACCAATCCGCCATCTGGCGCAGGTGCGCCGCAATATCCGAATTGCTGTTGCACATCCCGCCGAGTTCGAGAGCAAACAATTCGGCGCTCACTGAACCGTGCCCCAAATGGCGATCTTGTCGTAGTGGATGGCGCGCACGCCGTAGACCCAACGGGCGTTGAAAATTTGCACGTAGGTCATCCGTCCACCGCCGTGCGCAGTTGGTCGATCATGTCGGAGATTTGGACGAACAGCGGATGGAAGTCGAGCACGAGACCCGGCCCTTTGAGCGCCGTCTTCTGAACCTCGAACAGATTGTCGTTCACCGCCATCAGTTGGCCGATGGTGCGAAAGACCGCGCCCCTGTCTTCGTAGAAGCCCCGCGTGTTCACGAGTCTGGTCATTTCTTTTTCTTCTTGCCGCTCTTGCCCGCCTTACTCAAGGCAATTGCGACGGCCTGCTTCTGCGGCTTGCCGGCGGCCATCTCTGTTTTTACATTTTCCGAAACAGCTTTCTTGGACTTCCCTTTCTTCAGCGGCATGCCAGCTCCTTAGCAAAGATCGTCGTCAACCTGCTTCACTTCCACGTCCTCAACGGCGGTGTCCCTGAGAACGTCCTTGCTCTCAGCTAACGAGTACTGCCGCAACTTGTTCGCGATCCGCTCCAGTGCACTCTCGGCGTGGTCATCGTCTGACTCAGGCGTCTTGCGGATGGCTGCTCGCTTGTCGAACAGGACACCGGTCACCACCGCCAGGTCGCGGGCGCTTACCGGCACTTGCTCCCTGAAGATGCCGTCCTTAGTGGATAGCACTTTCGTGTCGCCCTTCTCGATCCGGTCTTCCAGTGCGTCCAGCGACTTCGCCAGGATCTTCGTGATCCGGCCGTCCATTTGCTTGTCAAGCGAACGCTTAAGTTCCTTGATCGCCTTCTCAAACCACGGTGCCTTGCTCCACTCGTGCGCGGTGTTCTTGTGGACGCCCACAATCTGAGCCGACTTAACCGCGTTGCCGGTTTCGAAGTAGACGCCCACGAACGCTTCGCGCCGAGCCTCATCCGGTTCGGGATACTGTCCGGCAGTAGACGGGACTTTGCGATTCGTTGCCATGCCGTTACCTACGTGTGTATTGCGTGTAATATAGCACACGTAAAACCCCTACCGCTTTGGAGATTAATATGTCAGATACCCCCGAACTCGTCTTTCCTGCCGCTGAGCCCGTTCAAGATGTTTGTGTTGAAGTTATCGCCGAACTCGCGCCGGCAGCAGAACTCCCAAACGTATCTGCGGAAACTGCGGCCGATTCCGCCCCCGCAACTACCGCTGCTCCTGCCGTTGGCGTTAGCGACCTGCATCATATCCACACGGGCTTCCTCCAAGTGTCGGTGCGCGAGGGCGTCGCCCGCCTGGAAGCGCTGATCGCCCGCCTCGAAGCCTGATCGTGTTCCACGTCACGCCCGAAGGCGAGAAGTACAAGAAGGGTATCAACTGGTGGCGTGCGCCTGGCTGGGTGCGCCTTGTGTTCTTCTGCGGCGATTGCCGTTTGTATTTCCGCCTTCGCTGGCGTGGCGGCTTGCGTCTGTTCTGCCACTGGGATTTGAGGAGGAACGAGGAACCTGCGCGCACTTTCGTGTGGACAGGTTCGGAGTTTGTTCCTTGCTCGGATGAGGCCGAAGAGTCCGCCGCCCAACGGTTAGCGGATGAGACTTCAGGTGCTTGGGAGCAGTGGCAGCGCGAGGCAAATTCGAAGGAAGTGAAAGAAGCCCAAGTGCGCTACTTCAGAGAGCAAAGGGAACGTTGTCTGGAACTTGAGAAGGCCGGTTTAACGCCGGCGGAAATATGGCGGGCACTGCACCCAGACGAGAAATAACTAACCCCGCTTCGGCGGGGTTTTTGTTTGTGGACGGGAAGATTGCAAATTGTAGGTTTCGTTCTGTCTGGCAGAACGTGTAACTATTTACAGTTCGCGATTTCTGCATAAAAGCCGAATCTGCAAAATTTGCAGAAAACTTTTGGCTCTTTAAATTTCAGTTAGCGTCTGAAGCAGGGTAGTAACAATAATGGTTATGCGCGATTTACCCCGGAGGGGTCGCCCAAATCCGGCCCGAAACGCGTGGATCCGGGCTGAAAGTACGATAATCCATATTATGTCCACTACCAGGTTACGGTTCGAAGCCTTACGCAGCAAGGCGCAAAGGCAGGTAGTGGCTTGCTGATAGCGATTATGCGTCGTGGTTGCTTACAGATTTAGGGCTGTCTCTTTCGGTTTGCGTGCAGGCTTCCGGCGCTTGCCGATCGCTGCTTTATGCAGGCGCTTAAGATGAGCCTTTAAAAGAGGCGAACACCCTGTCTTGTAGCCCTGCGCGTAAATCGTCAACTGACAATGGGGGCAGACCCTTGCAGCATACGAACGCTTATCGGTGCCCGGGCACATCTCCTCAAACACCAACGGGAAATCCTTAATGCGCTCCAGAGAGATCGCGGCTGCCGGCGGTATCTTCCCTCTGCTGATCCACTTGTTGACCGAGTAGCGGGACAGCGCGAGCCTGTCAGCCAGCACGGATTGCGAACCTGCCCACTCAATAGCTATCAGCAAAGCGCGGGCGCAAATTGACTTGTGGAACGTGTGTATCTCTTCTTGCAATCCGTTTCGCATCTGCTATAGTCCAATCGCTAACACAAGGAGATAAAGATGAGGCCTGACAACCCAACCGCCCAACAGGACATCTGGCTAACCAGATTCCTGAGAGTCGTTCTAACGGCTCGCCCTGCCCTTCGCCGGAGTCTGGACTACGAAGGTATCAACCGGCTCTACGAAACCCGTCCTGACCCCGTTCAGGCAGCCCGTGAGTATCTTGGAGGCTAGAATGCATACGGTCATAACTCTACTCGCAAACGGCTACATGGAATGCGTGTGCTTTGACATGTGGTTGCCTGAGCTTCAACGCCACTGGCTCTACCGGCGCACAGTGGATTATTCACGAATTATCTGGTGCTGACATGCTGATCGGGAAACTGACTCTACCTCCGCTGAACTCCGTGCCTGAAGGGGCGATCGTGCCTTTTTGGTTAGCCTGTGTCCTGTGGCTGGTGATCTGCGCCTGTACGACGCTTCTTGCCCAACTGATCTGGAAAATGATATGGAACAAATTCAAAAAATGCTAACAGGCTACACCTGCCCGCACTGCGGCAAGTCTGGTTTGATGAAATTCACAACGATCGGCGGCGATTTCGTGGCTGACGGGCCGAACGAGGAAACCGGCGAGATGATCCGCCACGTTTGTGAGACCTTAGGAGATCCGCAATGACGAATCCTGTAATTCTTAGAGGCGATCACAACGTCTGCCCGTCGTGCGGTGAGTGCTTCAACTCGTCAGCGGCTTTCGACAAACACAGGACGGGTGCATTCGGTATCGACAGACGCTGCTCCACCGCCGATGAGATGCTTTCCATAAAGATGGCGAAAAACGCGGACGGGTTCTGGGTAACAAAGCAAAATCCGATGTACGCCTTGGTTTGAAACTAAAACGGCCCGCTAAGGGCCGTTTGTACGTCTGGACCTACCCGACTACCTCCTCAGCCTTCCGAGCCCGTCCTGCGGCTTCTGCAAGCTCCTGATCGGCATGCGCGATGCACTTCTGGCACCACAGCGGCCCCGACCATCTGACCAGTTCGAGTAATCCAACATCGAACTCGCTTCTACAGCAAACGCATAAAACCGAATCGCGCCTGACCATCTATTTCATCTCCTTCATCATTCGCCAAATCTCGCCCACACTTTCTTCCACGTCGATCTCGCTGCTATTGCCGACCAGCAGAATCCTACTTCCACTTTCGTAACCGCTGCAAACGTGCGCAATCTTCGTGAACGGGATAAGCAGTTCAACTTCCCGGCTGTCGCCTGTCATTCTCGTTACTTTTATAAACATTTCATTTTCCTTTCATTTAGGGGTTTTGTCTTGGCTGAGGTTGCTGAGGTGCTGAGGTCTTATAGACACCTCAGCAACCTCAGACTTCAGCCGAACCTCAGCCGAACCTCAGCCGAACCTCAGCAACCTCAGCCAAGGAAATCGTCAGAATCGTCAACGCTATAGCAGTCAAGGCTTTGCTTGATTGCACCCATCTGCTCCAACCTCAGCAAAACCACAGCCATGTTTTTTTTCTGTTTTCCGGGGTACTTGTCAAGCAAAACTTCAAAAATCTTATCCTGGTGGACTTTTCCTGTGCTGGAATCGTGTGCAAGATCCTCCACGATCGCCAAAACTTCGCGGCTCAAATCGTATCTTGAGTCGCTCAGGTTAGCCAATTTCGCGGGGCGCTTGCCGCTCTTTTCGACATCCTTCTTGATCGGTTCCACGACGCATGTCGTTACTTCGTCACCCTCGTCATCGTGACCGACAACGACGCGTTTCAGCACGAAGCTAAAACTGGCGCCCGTAGCGTCGTCTCGCGACTTGGAAAGCACAGCGCCGTGCTCCTTGTCGTTCTTGAACACTTCCATCACGAAATCAGCGCCCGCAAAGAGAGCTGACGAGCCCCGCATGCCTTTGCCGTCTTCCTTACCTGTGTGGTGGACGGCCAGGACCATCGCGCCCGTCGTCTCGCTGAGTTCCTTGCAGGCAGCGAGGAACATGCCCATGTCCTTCGCGCTGTTCTCATCTCCTGAATGGCTAGCGGCCATTGTGTCTAGGATAACCAGGCCGGCTCGCCCGATCGCGGCTGCCAACTGCTGCGTGTCCGAGGAAAGCAGGTTTGGCGCACTCGCGATGATGTCGGGGCGCGCGCCTTCGGCACAGACGTACTGGTCGTAGGCGTCCATGCGCTTCTTGACGCCTTCGCGGGCCTCAGCCGCCACGTACACGACTCGGCAGTCTGAGACCTTGCGCCCGCGCCACTGGCCGCCACGCGCGATCGTCGCGGCAAGGTCTAGCACGAAGAACGTCTTGCCGGACCCCGACTGGCCGTAGAGAATGCCGACCTCGGCCTGCGGCAGCACGCCCTTAACGATCCACGGCGTGCTGAGGTAGTTCTGTTTGTAGTCGCCCCAAGCGTGAACTGCAAAAGGGTTATCTGAGGTCGCGCGCGGCTTGTGCTCGGCGGGCTTCTCGCCCTTCAGCAAACTGCGAAGCGTGACCTGCCGGCCTGTATAGCGCCCAAGCGAGTTCCACGTGAGATCAAACTTGGCGTCGGTGTGCTTGTGCGCTTCGGTTGACCAAGCGCGCGCCACGTCCTCGCCTTCTTCGCCGAGCTCGTGATGCACGGCCGCCAACACCTGGAACCAATGGTCGTAATCGGCCTCGGCATTCGGATGGCGCGCAAGTAGTGCGCGTACTTCCTCTACGCCCTTGCCTACCGGCTCTACGTGCGCGGCAAACGGGTCATCTCCTGCCGGAGATCGATCATCTCTTGCTGCAACTTCGCCCTTCTTTGACCAACGCCCAGATGCAACCATTCTTCCCGCAAGTACTTCGAATGCGTCAACAACCCGTTGAGCATCTGATCGGGTGAGCAGCGGTAGGGCGGATCGGTCAGATCCTCGCAAACCCACGCCGCTAACCCCATCGAACCACTCATAGGGCTTTCCCGTCTCGGGGTGCACGTGGTAAGCGACCCATTGCTGCCCGTCACCGAGGATTTCGACTTTGTGATCATTTTCGCCGTCCGTATAAACACTGGAAGTCAGTTTCTTGAAAGGATCGTCAGACCGGAAAGGAATCAGGAACTTAGGCGCCCGACCTGTGCGCGTCATTAGCGCCTGGCCTGCGAAGATCTCATCGATCAGATCCGACATTTCCTGCGCCGCGACTTCGTCCAGAATATCCACGTCGATTGCAGGCGTGTAGCGGGCCAGCACGCCGATGCCAGCGTCCGCCGAACCGTTAGCAGCCATCTTATGAAAGGTCGGCTTGTCGAGCTTCAGGTTCGGCCAGCCTTTGATGCGCGGCCCCTTGCTGCCCGGCGGCAGAGGAACGATCAGGTACCCTTGGTCGAGCAACTGCTCGCCGAGGTTTTTGAAGTATTGGGTCATATCAGGTCGTAAGCCTCGATTGCTTCGGCAGCGGATCGGATGAAGATTTCCGCCTGAGAAGCGTTGATCGCGTTTCCGTAGGCGCGCAGTCGTCCCACTCTTGAGGTAGCGCCATGAGCCAGCGGGAATGTGCCGGGTTCAATTGGCCGCCACTTTCCGTCCCGGCAGAGGAGCCAGTCAGCATCTCGCCAGTAACCGTTAGTCGGGCAGGCTGATTCGATACGCTCAATTCGACCGTCTTGCGCGAACTGTCCGTGTTTCCCGCTGCGTTGTAGCCCTTCTGTGCCGGGGTGCCCGCCATCGGCGTAGGCCATCCAGCCAGCATCTCGCCAGAAACCGTTAATCGGGCCGGCTGCGACAGTTCCTCCGGGACGAGTAGTTGAGCCGCGTCGTCCAGGTTTCGTTTCCCCTGGCCATACCTCTTCAGCGCAGTCTGCGGTGTTGCCGTGCGGCCGTTCGGATCGCCGTCCCGAGCCTGAGGAGTCGGCCACGAGGCAAGCCAAGCCACTCGGCCCAGTAGTGCGTTGAGCGGGACGTTCTGACACTCGCTGCCATCCTTGCGGTCGCGCGTCGTCGGTGTTGACCACGCCGCCAAGAACACCGTATCTTCGAGCCGGCTCTTGCGGTCGAATGCACGCTCCGGATTGCCCGTTGCGTGCCCGGCCTCGACCGATCGAGGCGTCGGCCACGAAGAAAGTTCGGTCCCGGATGTGCGGGGCACCGATGCCCGCAGACGGGAAAGCGATCGCCCCGAAGGCAAAACCCAAGCCTTCCAGGTCAGTCGAAACAAGGTCGAGCCAAGGCTCTGCGTCCTTGCTTGCAACCTGTTCACCAAAGACCACTGGAGGCTTTCGCTGAGAGATAAGCCAGTGCCAAGCGGGCCATAAGTGCCGCTCGTCAGCAAACCCCGCTCCTTTGCCTGCCGCGCTGAAAGGCTGGCAGGGGCAACTGCCGGTCCAGACGGGCCGGTCGTCGGGCCATCCGGCGTTGCGCAAAGCGTAGGACCAGACGCCGATTCCGGCGAAGAAGTGGCATTGGGTGAACTCCGAAAGATCGGAAGGGCAGACATCCTCGATACTCCTCTCGTCAACCACGCCGGGGGCAATGTGACCGGCTTTTATTAGATTTCGCAGCCACTCGGCGGCGTAGGGGTCGATCTCGTTATAGTAGGCGGCCACTAAGCCTCCGCTTTCTTCGATTCGATATAGGCAAGAATTTCCTGCATCTCCCAAAACACCTTGCCGCCAATCTTGATCGGCTTGGGGAAATCGGGTTCGGCCATGCGTAGGTATAAGGTGGAGCGGGCGACGGGTATAAGCGCCAGAACATCGGCGACGGGTATAAGCACGGTAATCTCCTCTGGGTTGTCCTAAACTGTCCGAGCATCCTACACGCTACAAACCAAGCGCGCAAGAAAAAAGCCCGCTGGGAAAGCGGGCCGAAAGTCAAACACGAGGAGATTGCGGTTAGTGTATCACGCCGCACTATCAGGGGCTTGTGCTCTTGTCGAGGTGTCGTGGGTGGTGTAGAGGGGTTCGTATTTTCTGCCATAGCGCCCAACCCATTCAATATCCTGCTCTGTCGGAGCTTCTTCGCGATAGGCGTACCCACCTTCGCCGTCGAACATTCGCCACGCCACCGGCTCCGCAACGGATACAGGGGCGAGGGAGCGGGCTTGTCCTGCGCCAGCAGTGATCATCTGGCGCTCGAACTCGCTTGCGAGCCTGCATGACGCGAACACCACCGTGACGCTGAAATCGCTATCGCGTTTTACCCAGCGCGGCTTCGCTGCACCACCTGGCGAGTCGTCACGGGCGGTGGCGCGGTCGGCTGCGATGACGGCGCGAGCTGCTGTGGGGGTTTGGGCCATTGCGTCCTCGTAATTCATCTCTATCTCCTCGTACTCATAGCGAGTGCCGCATGGCTGCGCAGCGTCTTGTCATAACCAATCAGGTCTTCGGTCAGCCGCAAGTTCTGATAGGGCGGCTGAACCTTGTGCTCGGCCAGTTTGAACGCGCTGCCTGGGTAGCGCTCGCCGCACGCTTGCAGCTTGCCAGCGTCCTCAAGCTCGCGCAGCCAGCGGCGCATTTCCTGCGTTGTAACGCCGAAATCTTCAGCGAGCTTGAACACAATATAGGCAACGCCCGGTTTCATTTTCGAAAGCACGCCTTCGCCGATGGCAGGCGTCAAGTAGAGTTTGCGTTTAGTCATGACCGTTGTCATCCCGGTGCATTTGACGAAGCGTTCCCGCGCGCTGTTCCTGCTTCTCCAATTCGTTAATAGCTTCAGTAATCAGCGCAGCCAAGTTGCCAAGCCCGCGCTGGTCGCAGTCGATAGCGGCGTTCGTGAGCCGCAGTATGAGATAGTGGTTCACAGCCGGTAGTCTCCCAAAAGTTTCCAGCGGGCGTAGGCTTCCTTCGGCGTGACGCCGGAGCGCCCGTTGCACCCCCAAGCGTAGCAACTGAAATAACCTACAACAGTGTCCAGCACGAAGATCCGTTTGATACGAGGTTTCATTCGCAATCCTTATAGAATTTACAACCTGCACACACAGAAGACAAATCGCCCTGGCGAACTTCCGGGAGTGGCGCGTGACGTTTGCGCTTGCCAATTGCCGTTAGCGCCTTGGTGATGCGAATCGCTAACTCCGAACTGGCAACGAACGGTTTGCCGTTCGCACGCACGCCATAGTCCAACTGGTAGAGCGTAGACAGCGAGGTGCGCGCCTTGATCGCAAGTTCTTTCTTCTCTCCGATCGTAGATTCTTTCATCCACTGTTTGTAGTTCGAGATTGTCATTAGGCCGCCTGCGGTGCCGCGCGGAGCAACTCCAGAAGCGTTTTTGCTTCCCACTCATAGTGCACCGCCGACTCCGCCGACTCCGCCGACCCCTTAATTTCAAGCTCGCAATACGCCATTACCTGTTCGATAGCGGCGACGCACTGAACTGCATACGCTTCTTTGTTCAATAAGAGCCGGTCACGCGCCCGTGTGTGCCGCTGAAAAGCTAACTGCCAGCGGACTTTGTCAACGTCAGCGCCAGCCGGCACCGCTTCCAAAAAATCAACCGCGAACTGCTGTGCTTTTTTCAGAGGCAGACCCTCGAAGACACGGTCTTCCAGATGCGCGAGCCACTGCGGCAAGCCGAGTTCATTTTCGTATGCCGAGTGATCGTACTTGTTCAGCGTGCAGCCAACCGCGCAGCCGTGACCGTCATTGAAGCCTGCCCCTTGAATAATCTCGTCCGCCTCGTGATGCGCCTTCAGACGCGCTAAGTACTTCTCTTTTACTGCTGGGTCGCCGTGAAACGCTTTCATGTTTTCTCCTTGTGTTGAGTAAGTGAACGAACTATAGCAGATGCGAAATATAAAGCGCAAGTGAAAAATGTTCTTGACAGACCGATTCGCGCTGCCTTAAATTTCGTCTTGCCGTAAGTCAACCCAAGGGGAAAACACAATGCTTGAACAACGTATTGAAGAACTGACCGCTGCTGTTAAGGCGCTTACCGAAGCGTTCACGATTGCCAAAGAACAAGGCGCAGCGAAAGCAGTTCAGGGACCCGAAACCGCAAACGCGACGGGCGAGCAAACGGATTTCTCATCCGAGAAGTTCAACGCCGACGGAACTGTCCGCAGCACACCAAGGTCGGCGAAAGAAGCGAAGCCCGCCAAGGTCGAGCCGGTTGCTGAAGAAGCCCCAAACGTCTCGCCCACTTCCGAGCCTTCCGAGCCCGAATCCGCGCCGGTCACTTATGACGACGTGAAGAAGGCGACCAATGCTTTGTCAGCCGCAAAGGGCCGTGACGTGACTATCGCCACGCTTGCCATGTTCAACGTGCAGAAGGCCACACAGCTGTTAGAAGCGCAATGGGCTGAGTACGTCGCGTATGCGACGAAGGTGGCTAGTGATGAATAAACTCCCTGACGGCTCCGGGTTTTTCACAGCAAGCTTTCCGCTCCCGAACACGCACTGGCTGTACGCCCCATCGGTAGAAGGCTGGAATGAGGAAAGAGGTTGTTCTATCGAACTCCCCGAACCCATTCTCACGCATGAGCAACGGGAAGCTGTGATTACGGCAGTTCGATATGCGGTGCGCGGCGCGACGATGCGGGGCACGCTACCCGATTTTGATCCCGACGCACTGGTCCTAAATGCTGTTGTCGCGCTGTGCGGATTTTACGGGGGTCTCGATGCCTGAATACCACGCCATAGCTTCGCCGTCGTCGGCTGAGAAGTGGCTGAACTGCGCCAACTCGCTAGCTGCTGAGGTCGGGCAGCCCGACACGGCGGGCGCCGCTGCCGATCTCGGAACGGATAAGCACTCGCTGCTGACCGACTGCCTAACGTTCGGCACTGACGCTTCGATCTATCTCGGCCGCATTATGGGTAAAGGCAACAAGGTTAGCGCCGAGTTCGCCGCCGACGTGCAAAACGTAGTTGATAACGTTCGAGCCCGGACCAAGAACTACGAAAATCTCGGATACCGGGTCGAGATGGATCTTGAACAGGACGTACCAATCGGCTGGATCACGGGCGAGGAAGGTGCGACTGGCCGTGCGGATGTTGTGCTCCGCATTTACCCGCCTAAGCGCCTACCGTGGGCTGAGGTAATTGACGCTAAATTCGGCTACGGAGAGGTAAAGGCTGAAAACAATCCGCAGCTAAAGTTGTACGGGGCTGGTGTCGTCGAGAAGTACTCGCTGACTGACGAATTCGATTCGGTAGGTTTCATCATCGAACAGCCGGCGCGGAGCAAGGAATCAATCGACGGCGGAAACATGACTGTCGATGACTTGATGTACTGGGTCACCAACACCGCGACGCCCGCCGCCCGCAAAGCGCTAATGATCCGCAGCATGGCTGGCGAACGCGCGCTGAAGATGGAGGACTTCAGGGTGACGGAGAAAGGTTGCCAGTGGTGTAAGGCGGCTGCTGTTTGCCCTGCGCGTATCGCGCATGTCGAGAAAGTCGTTGGTGAAGAGTTCGATGCGGAGGAGTACCTGCCGGTCCCGGCCCAGGAACTTCTGATCAAAGATCTAGGCGCGAAGTTCGAACACCTGGAGATCATCGAAGACTGGATCAAGGCAGTCCGCGCACGCATCGAATTCGAACTACTGGCCGGCAAGTCGATTCCAGGCGTCAAACTAGTGGCCGGCAAGAAGGGTAACCGCCAGTGGGCGTCCGATGAGGAAGCCGAAGCGATGCTCAAGAAGTTCAGGGTCAAGCAAGACGAGATGTACAGCTTCAAACTGCTAGGACCGAAGCCGATCCTGGAAATGATGAAGTCGCGGCCACGTAATTTGAAGCACATCGAAGCGTTGGTGGTGCAACCAGACGGCAAGCCGCACGTAGCACTCGAATCGGACAAACGTCCGGCTCTCGAAATTAAACCTGTCGAAGATGGCTTCGACGCGGAGGATTTATGCTGAGCCCAGAGGAAAGTGCAGCGTACAAGGAGGGCTACAACCACTGCGCGTTTCGATCGGACTGGGTGAACGCCGTATCCGAGGCTATAGCCATCATCAAACAGCAAAAACTGCTGACCGAGTCGGACTACCGTCTTATCGGCAAACTCGAAGCAACCATTTACGCAATCGAAAACTACTAAGGAATAGATCATGGAACTGATGCTCAAGAACGTACGTATCGCATTTTGCCAATCCGCGCTCGGCGAAGCCGAAGACTACGAAGGCAATAAGAACTTCCGCCACTCGGCCACGTTCATTGTTGAACCGGGAAGCGACAATGACAAGCTGATCCAGGCTGCCATCAAGGCCGAAGCGGCAACGCTTTGGGGCAAGAAGGCTGATGGCATGCTGGAAGACATGAAGGGCAGCAAGACACAGTGGTGCTACCCGAAGAACAAGAAGGACAAGACCGGCGAAGTGTACGAGGGTTTCGAGGGTATGTTCGCGCTCGGCGCGCACCGCAAGCAGAAAGACGGCAAGCCGCTGCTTCTTGACAACATCAAAGACCCGGCCACGGGCAAGGCTGCAAAGCTCGCCGGCAACGAGGGCCGACTGTTCGCGGGCTGCATGGTGAACGCCAAGGTTTCGATCTACTGCCAGGCGGGTACCAACAGTGGGGTTCGCTGTTCGCTGCTCGGCATCCAGTATGCCGGTCCGGGCGATAGCTTCGGCGGTGCGGGCGTCGTGAAGGACGATGACTTCGACGCGATTGACGCGCCGGAAGAAGCGGATTTGGCGTAAGCATCAACCGGTCGCCGGCTACCGGAATCAGAAAGCCGGCAATAACAAAGGGGAAGAGATGAAGCGCCTTTATTGGGACTTAGAAACATTTTCGCCCGTTCCTATCAACAACGGGACTCACATTTACGCGGAGCAGGCGGAAGTCCTTTTGTTCGCTTATGCCGTTGACGAGGGTCCTGTTAATGTGTGGGACTTGACGGCGCACGTGTTGCCCCCCGCCAATCTATTGTCAGCATTAGAAGATGCCGACGAGCACTGGGGTACGAATATCGGAATGTTCGATAGGGTCGTTCTCAAGCACGCTCTCCCGGCCATTCTCGAACTGATGCCGCTGCGCAAGGCACGCGACTTGATGGTTAAAAGTCTGGCGCACGGGTTGCCGGGTTCCCTGGCGTCGCTTTGCGAGATATTTAAGCTGAGCGACGATCTCGCGAAGGATAAGCGCGGCAAGCAGTTGATACAGATGTTTTGCAAATTACAAGCTAAAAACTCAAAGCTTCAGCGGAAGACGCGCGAGACGCACCCCGAAGATTGGGCCGACTTTATAAAGTATGCAGCATCGGATATCACTTCCGTTCGTGCGCTGCGCACAAAAGTTCCTAGTTGGAACTACGAACAAAACACCGCAGAACTGAATCTGTGGTTTCTCGATCAACGCATGAACATGGCGGGTATCTATGTCGATACAGAACTTGCGGAAGAAGCGATCCAAGCTGTCGAAGCTGCTCAATCAAACCTGGCGGAAGAAGTACATGAAGCCACGGGCGGTGAAGTCGACAGTGCCACGCAGCGCGATGCACTGCTCGCGTTTATTCTCCGGGAGCACGGAGTGTCACTGCCTGACATGCGATCCGATACTCTGGAACGACGACTATCAGATGTGTCTCTACCTGACGGGGTGCGTGACCTCATAGCTATCCGACTACAAGCGTCTACTTCTTCCGTAAGCAAATTCAAACGCCTAATCAAAGGCGTTAGCAGTGACGGTTATCTGCGCGGCCTAACCCAGTTCAACGGCGCCGCGCGCACGGGCCGAGACGCTCACCGGCTGTTCCAACCGGGCAACATGATGCGCCCGACGATATCGCAATCTGATATCGAGATCGGCATTGACGCGATCAAGGCGGGTTGCGCTGACCTGATCACTGACAACGTGATGGAGTTGACATCTAACACAATGCGCAGCGTGATCATCGCGCCGCCAGGTTACAAGATCGTCGTTTCGGACTTGGCTAACATCGAGGGGCGCGTTGCGGCGTGGGTCGCCGGCGAATTGTGGAAGCTCCAGGCATTTCGGGATTACGACACGATCTTGCAGGGGCTTGACGCCAAGGGCAAGCCGTTACGGAAGGGGCCGGACCTGTACGTTAAAGCCTACTCCGAATCGTTCCACGTGCCGCTCGACGCCGTTGACGGTAAGAAGAGGCAGATCGGCAAGGTAATGGAGCTCATGCTGGCTTACGGCGGGGGCGTAGGCGCCTTCCTGACGGGGGCCGCTACCTACGGCGTAGACTTAGATGAACTAGCCCGCGTAGGCCGTTCTGCGATCCCTGACGCGACGTGGGCGGAGGCAGACAACTTCTGGGATTGGTCGGTAGACACGAAGCGAAGCACGTACGGCCTTTCGCACGACACGTTTTGTGTTTGCGATTCCATCAAGCGCTTGTGGCGCGCATCGAACCCGGCTATTTCATCATCGTGGCCGAAGCTGGAAAACGCAGCGCGCAACGCGATCAGCGAGCCGGGCCAGGACTTCCCGACTTGCCGCGTTACCTTTCGCCGTGACGGAAACTGGCTTCGCTGCATCCTGCCTAGCGGGCGGGCTTTGTGCTACCCGTCGCCGCGCGTGAACGACGAAGGGCAGATCAGCTACATGGGGCAGAACCAGTACACCCGCCAGTGGTCGCGGTTGACCTCGTATGGTGGTAAAATACTCGAAAATATCTGTCAGGCGATGGCGCGCGACGTGCTGTTCTACCGCCTACCGGATATCGAAGAAGCAGGCTACAGTGTGCGCGTGCGCATTCACGACGAGGTGATCACGTACGCAAAAGACGGTTTGCTATGGGGCCACGCGCACCTGTCAGGCATCTTAGCGAAGCCGCACACTTGGGCGCCGGGTTTGCCGCTGGCCGCTGCCGGGTTCGAAGCGCAACGATATCGTAAGGACTAATCATGTGGAAGGCAATACCCGGATGGGAAGGATTTTACGAGGTGTCGGACAAAGGCGAAATCCGTTCGGTAGACCGGACGATAACTTTCTCTGACGGTCGCGTTCGAAGCTATAAGAGTAAGATCCGCGCGCAATGCAAAGATCAAGCCGGCTATATGAAAGTGACTTTGAAGGGAGCGGGCGCGGAGTTCAGGGTTCACGTCCATGTTCTCGTTACCGCCGCTTTCATCGGCCCACGCCCCTATAAATGGGTGGTGTGCCACGGAGACGGCGATAACACGAACAACAAACTTGAGAATCTTCGTTACGGAACGCCAAAAGATAACGCGGCCGATTCACTCAGACACGGCACGCGAGCGCGCGGTGAAACGTGCGGGGCTTCGAAGATTACGGAAGAAAAGGTAAGAGAGATTCGGGCGACGCGGGGCACCATGGATGAACTGGCTGATCATTTCGGCATGAGCCGAACAGCCATCTGGAACATACAGAACCGAAAAAGATGGGGTTGGCTACCTTGACATTCATTTCGCAACTGCTATAGTGGAGTCACAACCAAGGAGGAAAACATGCAAGTGCTAACTCAAGCAGGCGTAAAGCTTCTAGAAGAGGCCATCAACAGCGCTGAAACATGGCGCGGTTCTATGATCGGAAACCCGGACCCCGAACCGTTAGCTAGTTTTGACGAAGAGATCGCGGCCATGCGCAAGGCAATCGCAGTCGTAAAGGAACAACAAGGCATTTTGCGAAAAGTTCGCCTCGGACTGCGTAAGCAAAACACTAGCAGGGCTTACGTCCACTGCGAAGCACCGGAATACGGCTGCGTTGATATCCTCTCTTTCGAGTTATCTTAAAATGTTTTCAAAAGACAACCGCCATTACAGGGCAACGCCCCGTACGATAGCCCAAGCGTTCGGCCCCTACCACCGCTACGATATCGCGGTTTGCAAGAAGCACGAACGCCTGTGCGCGGTTATCGGCGTCGTGATCGTCGGCGTGGTTTTCGGTTTACTGATTGGGTGGCGGGGATGAGAGAGCGCGACGTTGAGGCGTACTTCGTTAAGCGCGTGAAGGAGGCGGGGGGCTTGCAGCGTAAGTTCGCGAGCCCAGGCCACCGGGGCGTTCCTGATCGGATTGTTGGCTTTAAATACGAAAGATTTGCTTTTGTGGAGCTAAAAGCGACGGGTGAAGTGCCGCGCCCGGATCAGAGCCGCGAGCATTTAAAGTGGGCCGCGCTCGGTTTCGATGTTTTTATACTCGACTCCAAAGAAAGGGTCGACGACTTCATAGCGTACATGACGAGGTGGTTATGCTACTAATTATCTGCTTGATTGTGTGGGTCGCGCTTGCGGGCGCGGTGATTGGGTTTGTGTACGGTGCGGGGCGATAATGGTTCGGATAACTGATGGTCTGGATTGGCTTGATGCGCAACGGTACCGCTGGTTAATGGTTAACAAGGTCGGCATGGCCGACGCCTCCAGGGACGGTCCGGAGCATCCGCAGCTGTACATGTGCGCCGACCCCTGGAACGAAGACAAGTCGCGATCGCCCCGTGATCGCATCGAGGCGGCGATAGATGCCGCCATTGCGGGGCGTTAGTGGAACTTCGCCCCTACCAACGGCTGATCGTTCAGCACATTTTAGAAAAGGAGCGCTGCAATGCTTTTGTTCCGATGGGACTCGGTAAAACCGTATCGACTCTCAAAGCAATTGAAGCTTTTGCCTTATGTGACGACGGACCGACGCTTGTCCTCGCGCCGCTTCGCGTTGCTCAAAGCACCTGGCCTGACGAAGTTAAGAAGTGGAAGCTCGATCTCCCGATCACGCCGATTGTTGGGACCGCTTCGCAACGGGCCCAAGCTTTACGCGAGGATAGTGCGATCTTCACGACCAATTACGAGAACTTACCGTGGCTAATCGACTGGTTCAAGTACAACCCCCGCCCATGGCCGTTCAAGACGATCGTGGCCGACGAAGTGACAAAGCTAAAGGGCTTCCGCACGCGGCAAGGCACGAAGCGCGCGAAGGCCCTGGCGGAAGTTGCGCACAAGAAGGTGGATCGCTGGATTGGCTTGACGGGCACACCTGCTCCGAATGGGTTGAAGGACTTGTGGGGGCCGATGTGGTTCGTCGATGGCGGCCAGAGGCTTGGGAAAAGTTTTACTGCTTTCTCCGAAAGGTGGTTTCGGAAAAGTCACGACGGATTCGGCCTTGACCCGCTCGCAACCGCCCAAGGCGAAATTGAAGCTGCGATTTCGGACGTTTGCCTAAGCCTCGATGCGAAGGACTATTTCGACTTGAAAGAGCCGATTCGAAACAGAATCGAAGTGCAGTTGCCGGCGAAAGCCATGCGCCAGTATCGCGACATGGAAAAGAAGATGTTTCTCGAACTTGAGGGGCGTCTTGGGCCGGCAGAAGTAGAAGCGTTAAACGCAGCCAGCAAAACACAAAAGTGTTTGCAGTTAGCGAACGGCGCGATCTACACCGACGAGGCACGCAACTGGACGGAGGTGCACGATGCGAAGATCAGCGCTCTCGACGACATTATCGAGGAAGCGGGGGGAGCGCCTGTCCTTGTGGCTTATCACTTCCGCCATGATCTTGTTCGTCTTTGCTCCGCTTTTCCTCGCGGCCGCGTGCTTGATGCCAATCCAGAAACTATTAGAGATTGGAACGCGGGGAAAATACCGATTCTGTTTGCTCATCCTGCTAGCGCTGGCCACGGTCTTAGTTTGCAGGACGGCGGCAATATCATCGTGTTCTTTTCAGTGAACTGGAACTTGGAAGAGCATCAACAGATCATCGAGCGGATAGGCCCGGTCAGACAGGCGCAATCCGGTCACAACCGTCCTGTTTTTATTCATTACATTCTCTCGCACGACACGGTAGACCTTGACGTAATGGAGCGCTTGGAAACTAAAGCAAGCGTGCAGGATGTTCTAATGAAAGCTATGAAACGTCGAAAATGACCGAGATTAACACTTCACACCACTGCAAAAAGCAGTGGCTAAAGATCACGAAGAAACAGGAGAAAGTAATGATGAGTTTCGATGAGATGGAAAAGCGCATAGTTAAAAACGAGTCGCGAATCAAGCAACTCGAAAAACACATCCACTACCCGCACAACGAAACGGCGATGAAGGAAGCCGCTGCTAAGGCACAAGCCCAAACCATTATCAGCGAAGCCTACCCGCCGCCTATGCGTGCTGACACCGAAGCGATTCTCGCGCTGACGAAGTTCGCCAAGCGGTTACTGAACCCGGAAGATCTCGGCCACGCGGTGACGTTCGAAGTGCGCCAGCTTGCGCGCCGCGCACTTGGGCTCCCGGAGGTTAAGGAGTATGACTTGTAATTCCATTTCGCAACTGCTATAGTGGAGTCACAAACAACGAGGACATCATGAAAACACAAATTGCGGCTTTGCTACTGGCGTTGCCGATCTTCGCGCACGCTGAAAGCTTCTTCCAGGTTGAAGTAGGCGCGGGCTTGGCGTCAGCTACGAAAGATGGCGACATCATGTACTACGACGAAGGTCTGCCCCATCACACGCCGATCAACGGCCCCGGCGCGCGTATCGGCCTGGTCGCCAACGTGGTCGAGGCTTCTACGAAGTCGTGGGTTCCCGGTGTGCGTTTGCACCTTGGATACACGTACTGGGGGTCAGAGTCGTGGTCCGCGACTGTCGGCGAGGACTTCAACGGAAACTACGGTTACAGCACACTAACCAAGAACTGCGTGAATACGTGCGGGCAAATTCGCACGTTCATCTCAGGCGGTTCGATGCACTCAGTGAACCTGACTGTCGAACCGTATTGGGATCTAGGCGGCGGATGGACCGTAGGCGCCGAAGCAGGGCCTGCGATTTACTTTGACCCGTGGTCGTCAGCGTTCGTCGCAAACGAGTCAGGACCGTTCGGGCCGGCCGGCAGCATCCAGCAGGTGTCGCACCACGTCGTTCCCGAACTCGGCGCCGTAGTCGGATTGTCGATCTCGAAAGGGCCGTTTTCGATCCGGTATAACTACCTGTTCGGGCGCAACCGATCAGCCGGCGGCAGCGATGTGCCGAGCGGCATTAAAGGCGCGCATTTGATAACCGCGAATTACACTTTCTAAACCAGAGCCGACAAGATCAACCGCAAATCATCGGGGTCGATCTTGTTAGCCGGTTCGCTCAGATCCGCCAGCCATCTAGCCTCTTGCAGTGCCGCCGTTACCAGCTGCGAGCAAAACCAGGAGCCAACAGAAGACCAGTTGGCGTTCACCACGAACGCCAAAATCCCCATCTTGTTGTATGGTTTGCCGATCTGCTCCCACATGAACTCATAGAACGCGCCAGCCTGCTCATCGGTAGCCGGCAGCACTAGCCGAAGTACTTTCGACTTCCCGACATAGTCAGCAGGGCGGATCTGAACACCCGCCGGCACGTTGCCGAGCATGTCGTTCCGAGCCCCCAGCAACGTACCGTCAGGCAAAACGGCGTCCACGTGGGAGTAGTCCCCGTGGCCGTAATACTTGATCAGGCCGGAACCGAGCCCCGAACCCTCAACGAATTGGAGAACGATCTCGGCCACGGGCTAGCTCGTCAGGCCAGTAGCGATAGTCGTCGGAGTCGGGGCGGGAGTAGCAGGCGCCAGCTTCGCAACGCCGACAGCGATCAGGGCCTGCACAACGCTTGCCAGCGTGGTGACGCTCGTGGATTCGATCGAGGGTAAAGTGGCTTGGAGTTGACCGAGCACGCCTACACCCTTCAGGAAGGCTGAAGCCGGGTTCGTCCATACGGCCGGATTGTTCTCGATGTCCGTCAGCGTGGCGGAGACGATTGGCATAACCTGCACGACGGCGTTGTTCAAAAGCAGTTGGCCCAATTGTGCAAGTGCGGTGTCAACAGTGCTAGTAGTCATAGTTTGCTCATTTTGAAGAGGGAAATGTAGGCGCAGATCGGTTTTGCCCGACTGCGTCTCCTATATGATAAAGGCCAAGGCCCAGTAGCGCGTCTCTGATACAAGAAACCAAGTCATTCGCGTTCGGAACTTTGAAGATGACCAGCGCCACCCATGTAAAGAACAGGACGGCACCGACCCCGGCTTTCATGGTGTTTTCGTTCATGGCGTATTGAACTCGTTTTCTTCGGCGATCCGCCGACGAAGCAAACCCGCAACCACTGCGCCGCCAGCTTGATCCCACCTTTCGAACTGAAGCGCAGCAGCCGCGAAGTCTCCGGCATTCAGGTCTTTCAACAGTGTGGAGCTTTGAAAGTTGCCGCTCCCGACGTTGAATGTAAAATCGACCAGTGCATTGAACTCGTTTTGCGTGAGCGCTACGACCACCGCGCCCCGCACAACACTGACCGCCCATTGGATATCAGCAGATAGCCAAGCCTCGGCTTGTGCTTGCGTGCAGGTCATTCCTTGCGTGACGCCTTCGGTATGGCCGTAGCCGATCGTGAGCACGCCACTAGAATCCTGATACGCGGTTAGCTGATAGCCTTCGAACTGCTCGGTGAGCCCCTGACCGGTGTACTCCAGCGAGTCGTTCATTTTCCGATAAACCCATGCGTTTTCGAGTAGGCGTACGCCAAGGCCGCGATAGCCAAGGACATGAGACCGCCGGCCGTCCACTTCCCAAACTGCGCCCACTGTTTGTCCAACCACTCAGTGAGTGCTTCCTTCATAGCGGCCTTCGCCTCTTCCCTCGTAAGCTGGCCCATAAAATACAGTACTCCGTTCATCGTTCTGCCCCTTTTATGATGCGACCGCCGCGTCGGTGCTGTACACTCTCCATGCACCGTTGCTGTAGTAGACCGGTACCCCCGTCCCGGCGCCCGCTCCTTCGCCTACCTTACGTCCATTCGTGGCGTATGCCGTTTGGCCTGGCAAGGGATTCTTGCTCGGCAAATTCGCCACAAGGTAGTTGCCCTGATTTACAAACGTGTACAGCAGATTCAGCCAGCCCTGCCAGGCTGGCGAATCGAATTCTGATCTCGGATCTGGCGGTGCGCCGAGTTGTCTAGCGGCCATCAGTAGTGCCACTCCAACGCGTACCCCATGTCTTGCAGCACGGGAAGCTGCTTTTCAAGCCGCTCGCCGATATCGTCCCGCCAGCCAGGGGAGTGCGATATCTCTATGGTTTTAAGCGCGCGTTTGGCGCGCTTCTGAGCACCGTGGATGTCGAAGTCCGTCCCGGTTGCGATCAGTACGTAATCGCCGCACGTAACAGGGCCTTTCTTGTAGACGATCTTATCGTCTTCCTCATCAACCACGTCGCCAAGCATGACTTCGCAATAGTGAATATCTTCCATCACGAGGCGTTCGGTGTTGTAGATCGGATAGCCGGTGCAGTTGCGCTTCGTGTACTGCGTGAAGGGGTAATCGGGGATCGTCGCTACGATGCCAACAGCAGTTTCATCAAGCACTTCGAGCGTATCTTCACCGTCGAGAAGATCCTTCATCCACCGGGACGGGTCGCCGATGTGGAGGCTGCTCTGGATGGTAAAGCACGGCCAGCCGGGGCGCGACGTAAACTCCAAAGGCCAAGGCACACCTTTGTCGTCGATAATGGCGGCAACGTCGATGTAGCCCCTGTAGTTGATCGAATGCAGATACGATGTCAGCGGCGTAAGCAGTTTGTCGACAAGCTTTGACTCTTTGACGTACCGCATAACCGTGCCTTGCTCGCCAGTGTTCACGCCTGTATCGCCCGGCAAGTGCTTTTTAAACTCCGCATTTTCGGTGTACCACTTCGAAAATCCTTTCTTGCCAAACCACCCGCCGATTGCCATTTCGATACCGCCCACGAACGGTTGCAAGATGAAACCCTGCGACTGGGGGGCCTCAGTCTTCCAGCGGTCCAGCATGCCGATCATGTCGCGCGGCGACTTAGCCACGTATGAAAGGGCTTTGTCCACGTCGGAATTGGGCTTACAGACGAAGCGCTCCATTTTCGACGCGACATACTCTTTGGCTTTGTCGTAGTCGTTGAACTCGACGGAGGGCATCGTTTTGATGCCGCACTTTTTGAAGATGTCTTGTCCGAACTGGCGATCAAGCTCCATCTTGGCCGCCGCGATGTTCGGGCCGAAAATCGGATAGCCCCGCTTCTGATAGGGCTCTAGCTCTTCCATCAGGTTGGCGTTATCGGTAAGGAAGATGAGATCAGCCCATTGCATATGAGGCTTCCATTCGGGGACCGTCTTCACGTACCCGTCGCCGATAGGGTTCCGCTTTTCACCGTCGCGCGGCTTCATCCACACTCGAATATCGTGGCCGGCATCCTGGCATCTCATGGCCCAGTCCAGCGCGCCGCCGATGCAGTCAATTAACAAAATTCGCATGTTGCGCATCCTCGTTCGTTAGGCTAGAGTATACCCCAAGCCTTGGCGGGCCTAAACAGATAAGGTCTCACATGCAAGCTGCGGGTTATCTGGCCCGTCCGCCAACGTCCGAAAGGATGAGCTTGCAGGTGAGACCTTTTTCATTAGGTTTTCAGAATGACCACTAAGTTATGCAACGGCTGCAAACAGACTAAACTCTTCGCCGACTTCCCTAAAGACAAAAATAAGAAAAACGGCTTGAAGCCTCGGTGCAAGTTGTGCATGAAAGCTTACCGGCTCGCCAACCGCGAGCATCTTCAGGCGTACCATAAAGCGTGGGCCGCCACCAACCCCGATAGACGGCGCGAGATAAGCCGACAGTGGTCGCGCGACAACCGGGCGTCGCTCGACGCCTGGGGCAAAGCAAACAGCGAAAAAGTAAAAGAGACAAAAACCCGTTGGAAAAAGAACAACATCGCGGCGGTGAACGCCGACACAGCGTACCGCCGCGCGGTAAGAGACCAAGCGACCCCCGCGTGGGCGAACAAAGCCGAGATGCGGAAGGCTTATGATGCGGCCCAATTTCTCGGTATGGTTACTGGCGAGTGGCACCACGTAGACCACATCGTGCCTCTTCGTTCGTGGCTAGTATGCGGGCTGCACTGCGAAGCGAACCTTCGCGTCATCACTGAGAAAGAAAACTTGCACAAGAGCAATATCCACTGGCCTGATATGCCTTGACTTCCGTTTCGCAACTGCTATAGTGAAGTCGTACAAACAACTGAGGGGAAAACATTATGTTCGAGATCGCCGGCGGAATCATCCTCGCAGCTGTCATACTTTGCAACTTCGAAGCCGTCTTCAAGTTCGCATATTACGCCATAGCCATCGGTTTTTTCGGTTTCCTGCTCATCCTCGGTTTAGATACTTTCTTTCGTCAAACCGGCGAAGACCAAATTACCTTTCTCTGCATCTGCGCTGTCGTAGCCCTGCTTTTCTACTTCCACATCAAAAGAGAGAACAGGAAGACGGCTAAGGAACTTGCGAAGATCCACGCCGAAGCCGTCGATTACCATCAGCGCTGAGAGTCGTCGCGCTGCGCATTCAAGTTGGATTGCTCAGTGACCTTGGAGCTAGCCACGTTTCGCGCACGCGCAAAGTCCGCGATTCTGTCTACGGCCTGCTTTGACACACCGGCATCTTTTAACCGCTGGATGCCCCCCGGCTTCGTCGCGATGTCGATCATCGCTAGCGCCTGCTTCTCAGGGATCTTAAACTCGTGCGCCAACCGCAAAGCAGTCCCTAGTCCGGGGATCGCTTTGCTTGCGGCCACGTTCACCCCGTGGGAAGCCATGCGCGCCTCATTCTCAGTATGGAATTCGGCTTGATGGTTGCCGCCTTTACTGACTTCCGAACTGACACGCTGGCGCGCGGCTTCCTTCATGAAGACTTTCCGGATGTCGTTTGCATTCTTGTCGCCGAGCACTTCAACCAGTTGCGGATCGCGCATCCGATCGGCGATCTTCGTCAAAGCGCCTTCAGACATACGGCCGGCGTCGTTTATGTACTTCTCCATGCCGTCGACCATACCGAGCTTGGCGTACTCTTTCTGCTCGGCATTCATTCCGCGAAATTGCTCAATGTCAGCGTTCTTCATCCCGAATGCGTAGGAGTGGCCCCATGATTGCGCGCCGAGAATGCCGGTCTTAGAGTCTTCACCGCCTAAGCGCGCCGCTAACTGCTGCGCATTCACAATATTACCGGTCTGCTGATCCTTAACCGCGCGCTGCGCTGCGGAAAGCGTGCCGTAGCGAATCGAGCCGGGGCCTTCGTCCTGAGCGGCTTTTCCGATCGCTTTCTGAAGATCGTCAAGCGCTGCGGACGGAATCGAAGTTACCTGACCGTCTTTCATCCGGGGCTTGGGTGCGGCCTGAAGATCCGAGATACCGGCTTCACGTCCCGCCTTAAAATCCTTCATCGCATGTTCGTACATCGGCTTAACTTCCGGATGGTCGAGAATGCGCTGAAGTTCCGGCGTTACCGCCACGCTTTCAGTTTTCGAAAGCGTGTAGGTATCTTTCCTCTGCGTCTGAAGTTTTTCAATGTTATCGATCATCGACTCTTTCGTACGCTGGAGCGGTTGCGTAGACGCTACGCCGGCGGAGATGCGCTCCGCCTGCCCCGAAGCATCCTGACGCAGGGTGTCGCCTAGAGCCTTGGCAGTGCCTTGCGTGCGGCCCCCTTCCTTTCCGACGAGCGAGGCTACTTTCGGGCTGAAATCAGCTAAGCGTCCGTCAGGGTTCGCGCGCATGTACTCGGCGAGTTCTGAAACGCTCTTGCCGTCTTTCTTCAGCGCCAGTTTTAGTTGCTCGGCGGCAGCGCGGCTTGCGTCAAAGCCGACAGCGCCCATACGGTTTAGCAAAGGCGCAGCTAAGGTTCCGAGCGCGGAGAGGCCTAGTGATCCTAAAGCGCCTATCGCGGCACCCTCCACGCCCGCGCGAACATGCTCGCCGCCGGACGCGCCGGACGACACGCTGTTAGCCCCCATAGCGCCGCCCATAGCGCCGCCCACCGCCGCGCGTTTCGCTACCAATCCAAGCCCTGCCGCGCCCACCTTGGCGGCGTTGGCTTCACCTAGACCGGGAATGAGACCGGTTGCGCCGGCTACCGCAAGATCCACGCCGAAGGCCGCAAGAGGGTGATCTGCGCGATAGTGTTTTTCGGTGTCGCGGATTGTTGCTTCCATTTGCTTGAAGCCGAGAGCGCCCGCTACAGTTGCGGCGGTCCCTAATGTGGCCGATTGCAGAGCAGTCGCGGCAATGCCTTTCGCATCGAGCGCACTGGTTTCAGTTTTAGCAGGTTGCGGAGCGGTCTTCGGTTTAGCGGCAGACGCCGGCTGATACTTTTGTTTGAGTGCGGCAACTTGAGACGACGAAGCGCCGCCGTACTGCGCCACGCGCGAGTCACCGGGTTCCTGATACGTTACACCGTCGTCGGTGCTGCCGAGATCGTCAGCCATTTAAAAATGCCCCTGCGAGAAAAATAGATGAGGGTCTTTATAGTCAGGATTGGCGCCTCCGTCTTCCAACGTCGGGATACCGGCCGTGTTTGGAACCATAGTTTTCGTAGCAGGATCATAAATCTGCGTCGGGCCGAGGGCCTGCTCATACGTTCGGTACGCGACGATACCGGATTGAACGGGCGCATCAGGGTTCGTTTTACGATACTCATCCAACCAGTTGTTCATCTGGACCTGCGCTGCGGCACCTACATAGAGCCCGTGCGCCACCGCCTTATTGGCCGCTGGGTCTAACGTCAAATTCGGCTTTGCTTTCGCGTAGTTGGCGTACATCGCGGCGGTCGAAGCCGACCTCGCCCCACCATTTGCGCCAGCAAGAAGCTGCATTTGCTGAACCAGGTTGTTCGTCAGTTTCACAAACTCCTGTTGGTGAGCGTCAAGCAACGGGCCCCCGATACCCTCACGGATACCCATACCGATCCCGCCAGTAGTGACTGTACCTTTGTCTACCATGACATAGGCTTGCGCCGCAAGATCACGCACATTTTGAGCACCGGTTACGGCTTGCGAATTAGCCTTATCGTAGGCGGTATTCGTAGCGGTGATCTGCTTCTGCGCGGCGGCGATCTGCACAGGCGTCGTGCCGACAGGCGCAGTCGCGGCAATCGAAGGCGCAAACGGGATACCTTTGGCGGTATTGGCCTTTTCCCGCGCTTGATCAGCCTGTACCGCTTGCTGCTGCTGAATACGCGGCAAAGCGTCTTTAGCTTCCTGCCTCTGCTCCTGCGCCTGCTTAACCTGAAGTTCGCCCTTCTTGATCTGCAAGTCGGCCTGATCTTTCAAGGTCAACGTGCGATCCGCCAGCGTGGCGAGTTTTTGCTGATCCAAATCGTACTGGCCGGTCAAGTTCAACCCGGCTACCGCGCGTTGCATAGCCGGGTTGTTGCGGATCTGCGCTTGGAAATTGGCGTAGGACGGTTGGTCTTTTACGCCGACTGCTAGATCGGCAGTTTCTTTGTTCGCTTCCTTCTGAACTGTAAAGCCTTCTTTCTGAGTCTTCAAGGCTTGATCGACCAACGTGTTCGCCTTCTCAGTGAACGCTTGGCCCGCACGTACGTTGCCCGCTTGAAACGCCTTCTGCGCGGCATCCTTATACATCGACGCCTGCTTGAATGTCGCCTGCGCGGACTGTTGGTATTCATCCGGGCGCACCTGCGCGCCGGCGTCCACACGTGCCGCGAGGTTGTCGGCTGCACTCGGCTGGTTCAGTGAATTCGAAGCCTGCTGGGCCGCCTGCCCTTGCTGCTGCGCCTGCTTCTGCCCCTGAACAGCATTCGCATTCTGCAAAGTTGATTCCGCAGCCGCGCGCCCATTCTCGTGGATGGCGATAGCGCGAGCCAGCGATGCGCGAACCTGCGGATCCTGCATATTCAGAGGCTGCGACGGATCGACGCCCAAGCGTTGTGCCACGTCCTTGATGTAGGACGCGCTGTCGTTACCGGCGGACGCGGGCGCCCACCTGTTCACGATATCTTGAACAGTGTTGATACCCTTGTTGCCGTAGCTCTGCAAGTTGCTGTCGAGCGCCTGCATCCCCGCTTGGACGGTCGGGAACTTTTGAAGCTGTCCGTCCTTGCCCATCAGGGCGCCGGGGTTGTTATTCCGAAGGGGCGCCGGCAAAGACGGGTTTGCTACTTGCTGCGTGCTAACCGGAGCCGGGTTAGACGCAGCCAGTGCGTCGCCAGCCGCCTGTGGCGCGGCTGCGGTTTGCCCTTGCGACGGCTGCGCCTGCCCTGCCAACCCGTTCGCCCCGCCGCCATACACGTCCTGCGCAGCGCCGGTCAGAAACCCGGTTTGCGCCTGGTCTTGGTTGATCGCGTTTTGCTGTGCTTGGATGTCGAGCGTCTTGGACTGATTCGCTAACTGACCGGCGGCCAACGACTGTGCCTGCTGTTGGCGTTGGAAGGCCAGCTGCTCTTGCTGATTGTTGTAGTCGTTATACGACGTAGCAGCCGACGAAAGGAGGTTCCCGAGTAGTGAAGGCATCGTTACTCCGTGAATCCGAAAGAATTGCTGCCGCTGTAGGTGTAGTCAGAGCCCGATTGACCCGCCGAAGTACCGTAGAGCGCGCCGCTACCCGAGATATCCGAGCCCGAAGTGCTGGTGCCGTCTCCGCCATTGAAGTCGCCGGTATAACCCCCGGTAGACCCGCTGCTACCGTACTGGCTCGCCAACTGCCCCGCACCTTGCGCCAACTGCCCAATACCCGTGCCGATCGAGGAACCAGCGGCGTTGTATTGGCCTAAGAGCAACTGTGCTGCCGCTGAGTTGTTGCCTACGCCCGCCAGGTTCGAAAGCTGGTTGTACTGCTGATTGTTCGTCGCAAGCCCGCTCTGCTGCGCACCCGCCAGCTGGTTGTAGCCCTGCTGATTTGCCTGCAACCCCAACCCTGCCGCGTTTGACGCCTGAGAGTAGGCCTGCTGATTTGCCTGCAACCCGAGCCCCGCCGCGTTCGACAACTGGCCGTAGTTCTGGCCCTGCTGCGCTGCTGCTTGCGAAGACAGTCCGGTCAGTTGCGACAAGTCAGTGTTGTATGCGTTCTGCCCGAACGACTGGCCGTAGCTCTGAAGCGCGGCAAGCTGGTTGCCGGACGCGTTTAGCCCTTGCGCAGCCAAGGTTGAGTTGACCGCGCCTTGCCCTTGATTGAACGCTGCCTGATACTGCGGCGTCTGGTAGATGCTGCTCGGATTCTGAATCAAGTTCGAGATCTGACCGTTGATCCCTTGCAGGTTCAGACTGTTCAGGCCAGCGCCGCCCTGTTGCGCCGCGCTAAGAGCGGGGTTGATCGCCGTTTGCCCGGCTGCCCCCGCCTGTCCAGCCAGTCCTTGCGCTCCGCTAACGATTCCGCTCGCGTTGTTTGAGGTGTTGTCGGCGTATGTGCCGAGCGCTTGCTGACCGTTGTTCCCGTAGGAGCCGAACGTGCCGTTCGCGGCGCTTCCGGCCAGTTGTGCGGCCGAAGCGCCCGCATACTGGTTGTAGGGGCTCGCTACGTTCGCGAGGCCTTGGGCTTCGCTGGCCGACAGCAACCCGCCAGCGATGCCCGTGGCGCCGGCGGCGAGGTTACCTCCTGCCGGGCTCGGCGAAGGCGCAAGCGCGCTGCTCACAACCGAGCCTACTACAGATGCTGCTACTCCCCACGGCATATCAACACCTCGTCTACTTTTTCAGGATCGGTTTCTTCAGTGGCGTGGACGCAAAACCAAACCGCGTTTTTCAAAGCCGTAACTTTATGAACCGTCTCGGCGGCGATCGTAATCACGGCCGGCGCTACGTAGATCGTCGTTTCCCCATTCACTTCCACGGCCACGATGCCCGACGCCAGGATCGACATGTGCTCGTAGGTGTGTTTGTGCTGCTCCGCCCACAAACCAGCGGCAATATGCGCCTCTTTGGCGTACACGCCTTTCGAGAAATGGTGCTTGATGCCTAAGTCGATCATTTGAACTTGTCCGTTCGGATGCACACAATCAGCGTCATGCGCCACTGGCTGCTGTCGTTCGTCACCCAATGCTCGTGTCGGTTATCGAAGCGGTACACGTCGCCTACCTCCGGCTCAATTACCTCATCTTCCGACCAGAACTTGGCGCCGGGTGCCGCTTTCAGCGAGATATAAAACTTGTCGTAGTAGTCTACGTGCCAACCTTTATCGACGTGCTTCGCGATTCCGTTTCCGGGCGGTATACCCGTGATCAGAACGCCGCCGATCATCTCACCCTCGACGCGCGCCATTAAGTCGAAAATGACGGGTTTTAGTGCCGGCACCTTCTCCCAGGCGGGGTACCAGACCGGCACGTGTTCGTCGTTAAATCCGGTCAAGTCGCCTTTTGCAAGGTACTTCTGCACGTCATTGTACCGCACCCAGATATCGGACATATCGACGTGCGGGGATCCGGGGAGCGTTCTACGGAGGGGGTTTTGATCCCACAACTCAGGCTGCTCGGCAATTTGCCGATTAATCTCCGCAACATCGACTTTATACGGTAGTTTCTGAAAAAGCTTCATGCGGGGCCTTCCACCATGTTAGCTAGTTCCAGATTATAGAACCGAACCTGGAAGCCGCCGATGTAAAGCACCGAAAACGACCGCCGGCGGGATGCCGCGCAGCGTTTCAACATCGTACGATCTGAGCCTAGATTAAGCGGCCTGAACGGGCTAAAACTGGCGAAGTCGTTATCTGAGTACCCTACATAAACCGTGTCCTGCACCTTGTCGGCAATGATCTCGATGCTAGGGTAAAACTTCATCTTGTTCGATCCGAAGTCCCCGGCGTTCGTGCGCAGTAGCCCATAAATGAAGGTTCCCGCATCGCTGGATACCCCCTCCTGCATCTGGTATGTCACACCGTTGGTAGCGCCCAGTAAGTAATCGGTGTTGTTCGTAAACGCGTAGAACGTCGGCTGGAAATAGTTTTGGACGTACGGCGTGATCGTCAGTTGCCCCAAACCGCTCCCCGTGCCTGCCCCTACGGATTCGGTATTGATGGTGAAAGTGTCGATCGTATTATCGTTAATGCCCCCCGCTAGCGCAGCGCTGTTCACAGGGTACGTGATCGTGTTCGCGTTCAAAACAGTAATGACTGCCGTACCTAGAAACAAGTTGGCCGAGTTCGAACTTGTCACCTGCACTACTGTACCGTTGGTCAGGGTATTGGTCGGCATAGTAACCGTTACAATCCCGTTGCTTACAGAAGCACCTGTCGCAACGATCGGCGTGCCGAGCGCGGAACTAGACCAACGTGACCAGGCGCCCATAGACGCGTTATACACCAGGGTGCAGTTGCTCGCGGTAAGCGTCAAAACGTAAAGCGAGACGCCATTTATCTCTATATAGAACGCGTAGACGTTCGTGAGAGGGTCGGTATTGATGATCTTTTCGATAAACGTGTCTGAAATCGCCTGCGGCGTCAGACCGTTCAACATATAGACTTTGCGACCTTTCTGATGCGTTTGGCCTACCCAAAACACAGTATTCTCTGTCGCCACGACCGATGTTCCTGACGCTACCCCCACGTTACAAGTTGCAGAGATTTGGGGCAACAGGGGCGATCCGGGCGGGGTGTTGCCCGCATCTGTGAAGAACGTTGCTGAGAACGTACCGAATGAGACGACGAAGTTATAAAGACGAGTAACGCACGCCCCTGGGTCGGCCGACAAGCTGCCGTTGATGGTGTTTAACGCGTTCCAGGTGGCCGGCGTGTTCAGGTTGCTGTTGACTAGCGTCCCGCCGGGGGTTAGCACAAATACGTACCCGTCGAGGTACGCCACACCTGGCACCGTCACTAGGGGGTAGTTCACATCCGTGACCTGCGTTAGCGCCGTTCCGTTCCAGGTGTACGCCTTCGTATTGTTCTTCAGGAATACTGCGGTGCCGCCAGTGCCTGTTAGGGTGAACTGGTAAAAACTTGAGCCGTCGATAGCGCTCGTGGCGACGCCGTTGACGTAGAACTCCGTTCCGATGATCGACAGAACCGAAGCGCCGAATTGAAACAGGCCCAGCCCTGTTGCGGCAGCGGCCGTGTAGACGGGTTGGATGCCGAACCGGCGTTCACAGAGAATCTGCCCGTTCGAATTCTTCGTGGCGTAGTAGTTGTACAAGATGGCGTCGTAGTTCATTGACGGATCTCGGGTAGAGATCGTCTGAGCCAATTGGATGCGTTGTACATCAGCCATCAGTAAGAACTCCCGCGCCGCCCCTGGCCCCGCCGATCAGGCGTGAAGAAGGTCGGAGCCTCCTCCTGGTCCCAATTCAGCATGTCTTCCAGGTAGCGGTTTGCGTTGCGCTCTACGCGAGTAGCAATCGCCTCCGGAACGTAATATTCCGGCAGCAACTGCTCCGCCAAGCCCCATTTGAGCGCGTTCATCCACTCAATCGGAAAGTCGAAACTGTCCGTTGAGTTGATCACGTCCGCAATTGGCCGCTGGCAAGTCAGGATTACGATGTCGGGGTTCACATCAGGCGTCAAATACAGGTACAAAACGCCGTCATTAAGTTGCGGATCGTAATAATACGAGTTCGGCGTGCCTTGGGCTGTTTTCTGGCCCATTTGGTCGTATTCCTGCCGCGACAACTGAATCAGCGGCACTTGAAGCGGAAAACTACCGGCGTTGTTGGCGTACTGAATACGTGCCATCGGGATTCGCAACACGCGGTAAGCCTGAAGCCCCGGAGTGGTCGAGTCCGGGCCGATCGGGTACGAAGCCTGCCCTTGCACGCATGTAAAACTCAAATCCGTCACGCACCAGAGTGGGTAGTTCTTGCTCATCCAGTACTTAATCATCAAATTCAACGCCTGGGCGGCGTTGCTGAGATCAGTCTGCGGCGGCGGTGTGTCGTCGTTAAACTGGCCGATCAGGCGAAACGCCGCCTGAATGAGAGTTTGCTGATTAACGGAATAGGTATACGTGGTCATTAACGGACCCGCCTAGCGCGAATAAAGGACGTAGCCTGCACCGAGCCGCCTGTGAAGCTGGCTTGCCCGACCGCGAAGACACTCACAGGGACCGCGCTGCTTATGCGCACAACCGGCGTGGCAAGCACCTGACCGTTACCTGTTAGAAAGTTCGCCGACAGTTCCTGAAGGTTCTGGAAACCCGGCAGCGCGCCCGATATCGTGTTTATGGACGCGAATATGATCGTCAGGGACGCGCCCCCGGAGGGGGCGTAATCGATAACGCCGGAGACATCCCAATCCCCTGCTGTCAGCGATATAACCACACCGTTAAAAGGGCTTGAGGTGGCGAGAGTGAAGGGCCCCGCAGTGGCGGATATGTACTCACCTACGGCGCCAGCGTTCGCGTTGTCGCCTAGCGTCGTTCCCACAATACCTAGCGTCGTGGAGGGCGTTATCGCCACTGCCTGCGCCCCGAATAGCCCCTCGGCAGCGTTCTCGAAACCTTGAAGCTCAAGCCGAATCGTGCGCTGTGAAACAATATCGTTTGCGTTCCACGACAGCGCAGAAGTTCCGTCCTGCGCCCGAACGATCGAAAAAATATTTCCCGATACCGCCGTTACTTTGACAATTTCAATAAGTGTCTGCGTGGCCGCGTCGGTAAGCGTCACATAGAACACCTGAGGCGAACTAGGTACGGGAAACAGCGCCGCCTGCCCCGCGTTTAACGTAAGCGAAGTAGAGGCGTTCGTGATCCCCGAAGCCAAAGTCCCCGCAGCGTTGTTAGCGTAGAGAATGTTTGCCATGTGTCAGGGAACCCTGTTTATAGACAGATAATTGAAGCCGCCTGCACCTGCTTGGAGTAGCACCGCACCGCCTGAACTTTGGAACGCCTGAAGGACTACGGTTTGCCCACTCGTGAGCGAAACTACGCAAGCCACATTCGCGGCTTCCCCGGCCGACGTGGCGGTATCCCGGATGTTGATGCCCGTCGCCACCGTAACGCCGTTGGCTACTACCAGTGTCTGTACCGAACTGCTGATCGCGCCAGTGTTAGCGGCGTACAGCAATTGACCTGATACAAAGTACTCACCCGTCGCGGGCGCCGTAAAGACGCCTGTTACCGCGTTAAAGTTGGTGTTAACTCTGTCAAAGGTTTTCGTCCAGTTCGTGACCGTCGTCGCGGTGGCGTTAGGAATACTTTGCCCGCTCACGTTGCTGTACAGGAGGGCGTCATTACCGCTCGCGTTTAAGGTCGTGAAAGCTCCTGTGCTCGGCGTCGTTGCCCCAACCGTTGTGTTGTTGATCGTGCCGCCGGCGATTACCGGGCTGGCCGACGGCACCGCCCCGATCCCGAGCGGTGTGTTCGACAGCCAAACGTCGTTCACACCGTCCGTCTCAACGATAACCGCGCCGGAGTTGTTCGTGCCCTGCGGCAGCACAACACCGCTGCCTGTCGTGCCGCCCGCGCCATTGCTCAAGAACACCGTAACCGTGAAAGCGCCCGTCGTGTTGTTATTGAATTGAACGCGGCGAGAGGCGGTTAGGAACGTACCGCGCTGGATAATGAATGTGAGATTACTTGTCAGGACACCCGTGAACGTGACCGTACGCTGCCCCGGCGGCACGTCAATGGCTGTGACCGCAGGGCCGGTTGTGTAGCCCGAGCCCCCGTAGACCACGCTGACCGACGAGACGCCCGTGCCTGACACTCCGGTAACACGCACGATAGCGTCGGAGTTTCCAGCAGGCAGAATCAGCAGGTCACCCACGGCGTATCCCGAGCCGGGATTTGAGATCGTCAAGACCCCGTTCACTACACCGCCAGTTGCGAAAATGACGATCTGCGCGCCGCTGCCGAGCGACGCCTGGTTGTAGATGCCGCCTGTGACGCCCGCTGCTGTCACCGTGGCGGTGGAGCTTGCGATTTGCTGATTGACGAACGCGTCAGTTGCTACCAGTGTCGAGTTGTCCAACCGGCCTTGCGTCGTACCGTTCGTGACGATCAGATTCGAGAACAACGGCACTTGGCCGGGGCCTTGGCTGACAAGCACCGTGCCGGCGGTGCCGGGTGGCGCGGTATTCAAGACGCCTGCGGTGCCGCCTACCAGCACGCTGCCGGTAGTGACTGCGGTAAGCCCCGTGCCGCCCTGAGTCACCTGTACCACGCCGCCGGGGAATACCCCGCCAAGGATCTGGTTGATCGTGTACTGAGCGAGCGTAGGGACGCCCCCCACCAGCTGATAACCGACGACGAAATCCCCGCTTGCGATTGGCAGGCGGGGAGTCGGGAATTGTCCGAAATTAAGAGACATTACGGTCCTGGAACGGTCTGTTGATCTTGGATCTCCAGTTCAGTGCCCGGAACTAGCGGAGAGACGGAAGCACGGGTTCCGATCGGCTGAGAAGTCGTCGTGAACGAAACGATTATATCGTTCGTGAAGTCGATCATGAACGCGCCGTAAAAATCCGTTATCGCAATGCTAACAGGGTTTTGCGTGAAAGGCGGCGGAACGTCTGGGCGCGACCAGGGTACGGCTTGCGGATCCGGGATGCCGCGCACGAAGTCTTGCGGCTGGCGCGGATTCCAGTCCTGCCGGCAGACCATGAGTCCGTCCCAGCGCTCTTTGAGATCGCCGGAATGGTATTTCATGCCGCAAATGTCACACACGGCCAACCACTGCCCGCGCTTCCAAAAGTCCGCTCGTCCCATCGCTTAAGGCATATCCGGCCAGTGTAGGTTGCGCTTCTTCCAGTTGTCTACCGCCGGAAGGACTTGGAGATTATCCTCACAGTGTAACCCACACACTACTTTGGACCGAAGAGGCACGATGTGATCGACGTGGTGCAAGATGCCTGTCCTTTCAGTTGCTTCACGCGCCATTTCGTAAAACATCGCAATGTAGCGCGGATCGGCCCAAGCGGGCGTTGCTTTGATACGCCGTGCGTTACGCTCGCGCTGTCGCTGCGCGTCGTGGGGTTTGTTCTTCTCCCTCCACTCGCGGGTTCGCTTCAGCATCAATTCGCGGTTTTCTTCGCGGTACTTCAACACCGTCGCTTTAACTTTCTCCGGGTGACGCGCCCGATAATCCGCAGCCCACCGCGCCGTGCAGCCTGGGTCTTCCGCGTTTCTAGCGCGTCGCCACGTGTTGTAGCAAGGCTTGCACCAGCCCTGCCCCTTGGTGAACTCTTCCGAGGGCTTTAAGACGGAGCATTTTGAACAGGTCTTGGTCATGGCTGATTATACCATGCTCCAGACTCACGCAGGGTTAAGGCCGTTCTTGACGAGGTACAGCGTCAACGTCCAGGAGGCGAACGTGACCGGCGCGCCGAAGGTAGCGACGCCAATACCGCCAGTGGTGCCGGCTAGGCCGGTCGCCTGGTACAAACCCCCGAAGGGTTTGAAGAATTTGTTTGCGCGCCCGATGCAGTGGTAGAACTCAAGTGGAACCGTTGCGTCCCAAAAGAGATCAACGCGCATCTCTGCTTCGGTCTGCACGTCCCACTCGATCGTATCGACGCGCAGAGACGCGGCGTGCTGACCGTTGGTCTGAACGACGTACCCGAGCGCCGAAGGCAGGATCAGGGGGGTGTAAGCGAGATCGGTGCCGCCTGTTGTTGTGCCGCCGTTGTTCCCGTTCACAACCAGAATAGCGTTGCGGGGGCCGTCCTCCATCACCTGTACTGTGAACGTTGCTGCCATTTTCTATCCCTTAAACACCCAACGTCACCGAGATCCGCAACTGCACCAAATTGCCGGGTGGATTTGCGAATGTACTTGTCAGCGTCTGACCGCTTAGCGTGCCCGTTACCGCGCTACCGTCGCTCATCGTCATCGCGGCGATGATCTGCGGCACTGTCGTGCCGGGCAGCCCCTGCTGGATAAGCAGGGGCGCCAGGTACGTGTTTAGCGTGGTCGTTACGCCGTCGCCGATCAGCGGTATGACTAGACTGACCGGAAATGTGATTGCCATTTTACCGTTCTTTCGAAACGCAAATGAAATCAACGGTCATCGTGGTGGCTACTGCCGTCACGCCGTTGTACACCGCAGCGGTGACGTTCAGGTTAGCGGTCGGCAGAACCGGCGCTGTGGCCCGTGCGCAAGGCCCCAGACCGGCTGTCGGCGGCGAAGTTACGCCCGTTCCGGATTGCGGGATCCAGCCTACCAGTTGGTTGTTCGCGTAGACGCGGATATCGCCGTGGCGGTCGAGATACCAGGCCAAATCAAAGTTCGTCGCGGCGGCGTAGGTGGTGATAGCGCCCGCAGGGATCGGAACCGTGGCCGAAACGGTGCTGCCGTGAACCACGATCAAGTTGATCGTAGTCGTACCCACGGCTTTGCTGAAGTAGATACCGTCGGTGATACCGCCTGCGAACGGCGTCGTGTTCGTGTTCGTAAGCCCTGTCACCCATGCGTTGGTCGTGAGCGTCGCGAGTTGCATGCGCGTTTCGAAAAACATTTTCTGCGGCGCCGTCGCTGTGAAGCTGGCTGCCGGCAGTTGGATCTCCGCTTCCGAACCCGCGCCTGCCCCCGTTGTCAGCAGTGCCAAACCGCCGTCGCCTGCTAAGTGTACCGCAGACGTGCCGGGCGTCGGAGTGACAACCCACAAGCCCGTAGGCGTCGCAGGCGTGCCGAAGGACTCGTCGAAGTCGTCAAAGAACTGGTGGTAGAAAGCCGGATTCCCGTTTCCACAGTCCGCGAACGGGCCGAAGGGCTGATCGGTGGCGTTACCGCTCGGATTGCGGACGGGGGGTTGCGAATTAGTTGCCATCTATAGCTCCAGTATTTACCAGCCGCTTTTCGACTTCAGCGGAAAACGTTTCTTGCCCGGACCTGTTAGGTACGAATGGCATGCGGCATCGTGACCGGGGATGCTCGGCTGATCCTTGGTGATCTGGTCGTACGGCTTCTCGATCACCTTCATCTTGTCGGGGCCGCCTACAATCCGGGCACCGTCCCGAAGCACGTCGGGAGCGTTTTTCTTGTTCGACATGTCAGTACATCACCTTTTTCTTCTTCATCGGCTTGTTCTGATCGATGCGTTTGCTCGCCGTCTGTTTGGCGGGGCCGATTTGCTTCTTGCTCGCTGCCAACAGCTTTTCAGGGCCTTTCATCGTTGCCGACCCCTGCAAGCCCTTCATGACCTTCTTAGGCTTGTGGTCCGTCGTCATCCGTTTCTTCGTTGCCATTGTGGTGCTCCAAGTATTGTATCGCGGCTTGTAGGTAGACGGGGTTGTCCTTAAAGTAGCCCAGGCCCCGATTGCACCGCGTGCATAAGAGTGCGCGGATGCTGCCTTTAGCGTGGCAGTGGTCCACTGCGAGACTCCTGACCTTGCCCGCGTCCATTACTGTTTCCGGCTGCTTACAGATTGCGCAAACGTGATTCTGGCGCCGTAACATTTCTTCGTACTCCCCGGCGGGAAGCCCGAAATACCGCTTCATCTCGTACTTCTTTACCCTTTCAGGGTGAAGCACCCGATACTCCCGCTGGTAGCGCGCTCGATACTCCTTTACGCTCTCAGCGTTCTCTTTTACGAAAATCTTTTCTCGCCAAAAGAAATTACCGGGGCCGAAAGGTTGTGTCTCATCTTGCCGGCCTAAAACATGCTTTTCGGTCGGGCGCGTGCCTACGTCCTTTACGAACACCCAGAAATCTTCCCATACTGCGGCCCGGGATTTCTCCTTTTTGCGCACTAACTCGCGCCAGGCGTCATACAACTCGTGGTTCTTTCGGACGCCCCAATCGTCGGGGCGCGCCGCTTCGATATCTCCATGCCTGCGCAACCGACTGTAGTGCATGTTGCACAGGCCCTTACCGAACACTTCCTTTTCGCACTCTTTTACGCTGCATTTCATGTTGGAATCTCCGTTTAAGAGACTCCATCATGGCGGACAGCGGAGGAGTTGTCAAGGCCCAATACTGGCGAAAACACCACGCCAATCGGCCATTCCGACCGAATAACGCTCGTACGCCTTATACTTGACATTGCCGCTGTCGAAGTCACCGTCGTCGGAGTATTTTATTGGATTACGCTGGAACAGGATCGGACCTTGCTTGGCCATGATGTTCGTGCGGATGAAGAACGTATGCGGCGCTGTAAGGTATCTGTTAATTTTCACGCCCTCGGGAAACATATTAAGGTATTTGAGGGCGTTAATATCGTTATTCGCAGTCCCGGACTGGAAAGTCGATTTCAGAATCCGCTGCGCGTTGAACATTTCCGTGTGCTGAATGATCAGCGAACGGGGCATCAGCGCGATGCGATTTCCACGGTCGTCCGTCGTGTACATCATCTGGATCACGAGATCTTCCAACGATGCTTCCGACAAGTCGGCGGGAACCGTCAACGTGTTCGAACCCGTACCGCCGCCTTGCAACGGGTGAGCGGCATTGATGATCGTCACGCCGTCCGAGCCGAGGTTGACGTTCATATTGTTGTAGAAGTTCGCAACAATCGTTTCCTTGGTCTGACGGAACGAGAAGCCGAGAGCTTCAGCGCGTTCTGCCGCGACTTGCGGATACAAGTTGTCGTCGATCTCTTCTTGCGTGACGATGTAGCCTAGGCCGTACGCAATGTGAATGAAGCGGGTGATGAAACCCTGCCATTCGCTATCGTAGTTCGTCGGCGTGCCTTCAGGCTTTGCAGGCGCCGGCGCGAAGCCAACGATCTGCACAATTTCTTCGTACGCCTTCTTGGACGAGAACACATCGACCAACGGCTTCCATTCCTGCGCCGTTTCGTTGTACCCGCGACCGAAGGTTGCAAACAGTCCCGGCCAAAGAAGTTTTGGCTCTGAGCCAGTTGTGATTACGCCGCCTGCCATAATTGATTCTCCTGAAAGCTGTTAAACGCCAGCGACGCCGGACGATGACAATTCGTGCAAGTTGAATTGCACAACCCAGATTGCGTTCACGCCGTACTGATTGCCGGATCCCGGCGCCACTTGCTGGTACAGGCCGCGCATCTTTAGCGGAAGCGTCGCGGTGACCGCGACAGACGCCGTGGTAAGCACGGTGGCCGAGATTTCGATCAGTGCGTTGGCGTTGTTGGCGACCGTGAACGAGGCGTTCTTATTACACGACGTTGCCGTCAGTGCTGCGAGGCCGTCATCCTGGATCTGGTAGATCGCGTTCGGGTCGTCGTTGACTTCGACGTAGTAACCGCGCGTCTTCGTGGCCGGAACGTTGATCACTTCCAGCTGGAGCGGTACGCCGACGAGCGACGGTACGCCGACAGCCTGAACCGGCAGCACACCAACGATCACACCGCGCTGGTACTCGGAGCCTGCGCCCGTTGACTTTTGAACCGCCGGAATGCCGTTCGTGTCGCCGCCGACAACGCTTTTAACCGCGTCACCAATGTTGTACTGAAGGACATCCGAGGACGGGATGAAATAGATGTTGGTTTGCCCTGAGTACATACCGTTGTTGCGGATCGGTGTGAACCCATGCGGCGCGATCACGTTAGCCATGCTTCATTTCTCCAAATTAATTGAAACTGCCGCCCCGTTCAAACGTGTCCTTGCGAACGGAAAGCGCTTGACGACGTTGATCTGGCAGGTACTTTTCACCGATACGGTCGGTATTCATGCCCCCGTTCTTCAACATTTCTGTCTCAGAATCACGAATTTTCTTCGCGGAATCCTGCTGGTCCTCTTCGAACCATTCCTTCTTGATCTTCATCAGGTAGGCGTACAGCGGCTCGTTCTGGTCGGTTGTCCCGACGATCGCGCGCACCTTGTTGCCGATATCCGAGTTGCGACCGACTACCTTGTTGCTGTCGCCGAGCGCAATCTCGTCCTGCGTCACGTATTCCCACCAGCTCCGACTCACCGCTGTGTCCAGGCGGCCCGGTGCGTCATTGAACCAGCGCAATTGGTAGCCCGGAATCTCTGTTACGACCGACAGCTTCTTGTTCGTGCCGTTGAACACCCCGCGCTCGCGAACCGCCGTGCGCGTGATGTCTCTTTCGTTCTGCGACCGGACGGCGGGCATATCACCTGCCAAGTCCGAATTATCCTGGGTCACTGCCGCCAGTTCTTCAAGTCGTTCTCTGCTGCGGGTCATTAACGTTTCCTCCGATCGTCGTATCCGAAATACAAATCCACCCATTGCTTCTGTGTGAGCCCGCCATCCGCAACCGCTTCGTCGCAAGCCGCCTTCGCATCTTTTGGAAGCGAGTTGTACGACTTGCCTGTCGAAACCGCGCTGGACGCGCCTGGTGTGGCGCCCTCAACGGGGCTGCGTCGGCCTGCCTGGAACTTGTGCGGGAAAGCTTTGCGCACGCGCTCCGCCACTTGGTCGAGTAACTTGGGAAACGCCATCGATGGGTTCGATTCCCGAATCGACTTGCCGATCGTGCCGGCATACAGCGTCATGTCCTCGTCTACGTCGAACCACGGCTGGCCTTTGGCCCACTCAACCATGTCGGCGTTGGTACGCCACTGGCCGGGTGCAATATTTTTCGGGGTAGTTTCGGGAAGATCAGGGAGTTCAGGGCCGCGCTCGCGCAAGCCATCGAGTTGCTCATCGATATCGGCTGCGGTCTCGTGTTCCCCGGAACGCAATGCTTCTCGCTTCTGTGCTTTTAGGAACGCGACCTGCTGGTCGAATTCGTCCTTCTGCTTTTTGATCTGAATTTCGAAGATCTTCTTGTGCGCCGAGTCCATCCCGCGCATTTGAGCCTTCAATTCAGCTAAATCTGCTGCTTGGGCGGCAACTGCCTTGCGGAGTGCGCCATTGTTCCTGCTGTGCGTTTCCAGGAACGAGTCAGCGTCGGTCCACTTGGATTTGTCGCCCTTAAATTCGTCTTCAGGCTTCCATCCCAGTGCGCGTGCTTGCTCCTCAACGGTTCCGTCGTCGCCCGGTGGGTCTTCGACATCCGCGTTATCAGGACGGTATTCCGGAATGTCGTCGCCGTCAAGTGTTTCCGCTTCGATTTCGGCATTAGCTGGCATTTTCGACCTCCAAACCGACAACGTCGAGGTCGTTCAGGATGCGGTACTTCTCGCCGTCCTTGCCGGCCCACGGCAAACCCGAGTATTTCCCGAAGACGATTCGCTCGCCGGGTTTGGCCCAGTCGCCGGTCGGCGTGTCCTTCCAGCAGCCGTCGCCGGCGGCGATCAGCGTGCCTTTCACCTGCGCCATCTCTTCGCGGCCAGTTGTTTCCGTCACGAGCACGAGCCCGCTGGCTGTTTTCGTCTCAACCGAGTCCGGCTTGACGAGAAGCCGATGGCCGAGCGGAATAAACCCCGATGTGTTCTGCATTTGTCAGTCCTTCATTGCGTTTAGGTAGGTCTCGTAATCGAGATCGATGATTCTTTCAGCAAACTGCACGTTCTCTACTGCGGCAAGGTTTGCCACGGCGACTTCGGCGGCCGACATCGTCGGCTTGCTGAACTCACCGCGCGCCCACGCGTCTTTAGCCTCCACCACCTGCGCCTTGAGGAACGCCAGGAACCCCGCCGTTTCCTCCTGCCGGTGCCACGCCTCCCACTGGTCCCTGCTCAGGATTGCCTTGCTGTCCACCGTTACCTCCTTGCTGTTGCGAATCTTGCGTTTGCTGGAACAACTTGCTGTAGCTGTCAACCGCGCCCATTAGTTGGTCCTGGTACTGCTTTGCGGCCTTCAATTC